TCATCAGTAGCACCACCAAATCTACCACCCTTACCAAATACACGCTCAAATGCTTTTACAGTTTCTTCAGAACCTCTTACAGCTATATCAAATACAGATGTTTTAATATGTCAGTCAAATAAATTTATTGATAATTCTACAAATGGATTTGCAATTAGTTTACCTCAAGGTACGGCAAAAGTAACACCATTTAGTCCATTTGCAGCAACTAGATCATATAGTAAAGATGTGGTAGGCGGTAGTGTATACTGTGATGCCGCCGCTGATTATTTAAGCATTGAACAAACTACGGAAGAAGATTTTAAGTTAGATGGCGATACAGATTGGTGTGTAGAATTTTGGTTGTATATGATAAACCCTTCTGCAAATTATGCCAGAGTTATGCAGTTAGATGCTAATAGTTGGGCAATTCGTTTTGATACTACTACAAGCAAAATTGGAATGGGTGAGTCTGATGCAGGGGCGACAGAAGATATTGAAGATCCAACAGCATTACCAGCAAATCAATGGACACATTTTGCGTTCACACATAAAAATTCAGATAGCACATTAAGACTATTTAGAAATGGAGCGTTAGTAACAAGTACAACGTCATGGAGTCCATCATGGACTCATAGCACAAACCCTTTGTTAATTTCAAGATATAAAAGCGGTAGTGCTAATTTTTTTGGAAATTTATATTTAGGTTCATTTAGAATAGTTAAAGCCGACTATATTTATGATAGTGCATTTACACCTCCCACTGCTCCTTTCACTGCAAATGCAAACACAGTGTTACTTATGAATTCTACTAACGCAGGTATTATTGACCACACAATGCGTAACAACCTTGAGACAGAAGGTAATACAAGAATCTCAACTATACAAAAGAAATTTGGTACTGGTAGTATCTACTTTGATGGAACAAATGATAGTTTAAAATTACCAAATAATCCAAATTTAATTATGAGTACAGGAAATTGGACAATAGAATTTTTTATGTATTATGACCAATCTTCTTTTTCAGGATATAGAACTATCATAGATCAAAGGAATTCTTCTTATAGTGAAACATCAATAGTTATATATTTTGATGGCGGAAACTCTTTAGATTTTTATACTGCAGGAGCAATGAGAGCTGATATAGATATTTCTAGTTTAAGTGTGCGAACTTGGCATCATGTAGCTTTAGTAAAAAATGGAAGCACTACTAAATTTTATTTAGATGGAACTGCTACTGGAACATCAGATACTTCTGATACAAGAGATTATGTAGCCGTAGGAGATACTCATATAGGTGAAAGATATAATACTTCTCAACATTTTTTAGGTTATTTAGATGACTTTAGAATAACCAAAGGTGTTGCCAGATATACTTCAAACTTTACAGCCCCAACAAAAGCCTTTCCAGATAAATAGGAGATAAAATGTACATTGCAAAAGTAGATGGAAATGTTGTCGGTGAAATAGTACATTACACAAAAGTGTTTCGTAGTGTGCCTACCGATGAACAGTTAGCTCTTAGAGGCTATAAAAAAATAAATAAATTTAAACCTTATAATGTTCTAACAGAGCGACTAACAGGTGTTACACCTTATGTATCAGGAACATATGTATTTACTGTAGAAAAAACAGATATGACTGCTGATGAAATAACTTCAGCTAAAAATAGTGCTATGGCTAATATACGTTCTCAAAGAAATAGTATGTTAAAAGATACAGATTGGGCTGCAATTAGAAAAGCAGAGACAGGCACAGCTATGCCTAGTGCTATGGCTAGTTATAGACAAGCGTTAAGAAATGTCCCTGCTACGATAGGCAGTGCAGACCCAAGAACATGGAGTGATTGGCCTAGTATAAGTTTAGATGGAAGTTCTGCTAGTGGAGTGTAAGATACATGGACCCAGTGACTTTACTGTCAGCGGCAAGTCTGGCTTTCAATGGTGTCAAAAAAGCCATTCAGGTTGGAAGAGACATGGAGGATATATTCAAGCAGCTTTCTACTTGGAGCGGTCATGTTTCTGATTTACAAGAATGGATGGGTCAGGAAAGAAAGTACAAGAAACCTACTTTATGGCAAAAACTGACATGGGATAAAAGCGAAACGGCAGAGGCATTTGATGAACTTATCGCAAAAAAGAAGATTAAAGAGATGGAGGACGCAATCCGCCATGAATTTACCTGGGGAAAGCTGCACCACCTGGGCATGGACGGACCCTATGGATATCGGGCGTTCGTTAAAATTCGTAGGGAGGTTAGAGCCAAACGCAAGGCTGAAATATATAATCAGATGCGAAGAAGGAAAGCTTTTTTATATAACACAAAAATGGGTGTGGCAATTGGAACCCTCGTATTAATTTTAATTTGGTTATTACATTTTTTATGGACAGCAATATTGGAATCTAGTAAATGATTACTATAGCTTTTTGGATGGGTATATTAGTTCCAAATGTGGATCAGTATTATTGTAAGTTACAGTGGGTAGAGAGAAGTTTATGCTATTACTGGTGTGCAAACAGTAAAAGAGGTTTTAACTGGTTTGAGCCAAAAACAGAGAAAGGTTGTAAACTAGAGAAATTGTTTTACAAAGTAGAAAAGGAAAAGACAAGTGCTTAATTTAATATCAGGGTTATTACCAATAGGAGAAAAGCTAGTAGAACGCCTAATACCAGACAAACAGGCACAGGCGAAAGCTCTTCAACAACTAAAACAAATGGAGCAAGACGGAAGTCTTAAACGCATGGAAGCTGAGTTTGCTGATAAAGATAGCGCAAGACAGCGTGAAATGGCTATCTCTACCAGTGAACATAGTCCCTGGTTAAATAAAATTATAACCAGCCTACTCGCACTTGGAATCGTGGGACTTGCTTTTGCTTTGTTTGGGGTCATACTGTTTTTAGAGGTCACACCTGCAAACAAAGATATTTTAATTTTCTTATTAGGGAATTTAACAACTTTGGTAGGTTTAGTATGCTCATATTATTTTGGTAGTTCGGTGGGTAGTAAAGATAAAACAGAAGAAATTAAGGGGTTAATAAAAAAATGATGGATTGGAACACAAGCACTTATTTTTCAATGCATGAGTTTAAATGCTCTCACACTGGTAAATGTGAAATGAACCCAGATTTTATAGATAAACTCAATGATTTGCGTTTAGCTTTTGGTAAACCCATGATAATAACAAGTGGGTTTAGAGATGTCACTCATCCAATTGAAGCAAAGAAAAAAACTTCTGGAGCTCATACCACAGGAC